CAAAGATGCGTAAACAGCGCAAAAAGGGCAAGAAGAAACCCGAAGAACTCGCAATCATTTGGGAAAGCCCTAAAGACTTATGAGAGCGCATGGCCGTTTTGAGATAGATTCTAACTCGGCATCGGGCCCGCTGGAACCGGCATCGAGAAGGTCCAAGACCAGAAGAAGGGTGCAGGCAAAGTGCTCAGGGCATCGGGTGGATCAGCGGCCCGTCGTTCAGATTCACCAGTTGACCTTTGTAAGAGTCGTTGGGGAGATCGTGGTAGATTTGCCGCAATTCCTCTTCTGGCCCGAAGCCGGCCTTGGCGGCGAAGTGGGCCAAGGCGTCGGTCGCCAGTCCTGGGGTTCCGACGCGAAGCCCGGGGGCATAGTAGTGCTCGCCGGTCGCAAACATGACCAGCACGCCAGTCGGCCGGACCAGGAAATCGGAGATTACGAGGCCGGCGTCAATCATCCGCTGAATGTTGTCGCGCGAAATTTGCGGATCGCCCGTTTCCGGGTCTAGACCCTGGATCGCGGGTTGGTAGCTCGCCACGCCGTCCCGGAAAAGTCTCAGCATTGGGCTAACTGGGTGGGTCATAACTGTTAATCCTACTTTGGTTTATGGAGAATGCAAGAATGCAAGCTGACTCTTTGACATCTGACCAAGTGCAATGTAAGATAACAGTAGATGCTAGTGTACCGTCTTTCAAGTTGCAACGAAAGAAGTGAAAGCTCCGATGAAACCGTACATTGCCTACCTGCGAGTCTGGCCGAAGGAAACTCCTTCCAGTGTTGAACTTACGACGCAGAAAGACGAGCTTGCCCGATTTGTCAGCTTCCACGGCGGACGGATCGTCGGGGAGTACACCGACCGAGAAACGAAGCTGCGGGGCCATCGGCCCGAGTTGGCAAAAGCCATCGACCATGCAATCCGGCTGGAAGGTACGTTAGTCATTGCTCACCTCGGGAAGCTGGCCCGCAACGTCCCGGTCACTCGCATGTTGCTCGAAAGCCAAGTGGACTTCGTTTGCCTGGACAACCAGGACATTCACCGGAAGACGATCCACGTTATTGCGAACATGGCGGAGAGGGAAACCCGCAAGATCAGCGACCGATCCAAGTCCGCCTTGGCAGCGGCGAAGGCCCGAGGCGTGAAACTTGGCTCGGCCGATCCTCGGGTCAAGAAGTCGAACTACCTGCGGGGAACCTACAAGGCCATCGCTGCTGCCGCGAAGAAGAAGCGCGAAGGCGTGCGAAACACCTACGCCTTCCTGATGCCGCAAATCCAGGAGATGCGGGAGCGTGGCGCGACGCTGCCAGAGATCGTGGAGTGGCTTAACACCCATGGGTACACAACGACGGTCGGCAAGCCGTTCACGCAGACCGCGGTATGGCGGCTGCTTGAGCGCTACCTGGGGAAGGAGTACCTGGGCAGCACGAGGAAGAAGACGACGGGCTGCAAGGTAGGCATCAGCAAGCATCGGGAAGCATCCTGACTATTTTTGTCACGTTAAGCACAATCGACTGGACCTTCTCGATTCTTGTCTTGGAATCTCAGAGGTAAGGTGAATATGGCACGCAAGCGGGCGGATTTGTCCAAGGCGGCTCTGGCGGAAAGGTTCCCGCCCTCGTATCAGTATCATTGGCAGGCCGGGCCGTACCATCCCCCCGTCGTGAATGTTGGGGCCACGTTGCACGACGAGTGGCGCGGCGACGTGACGGTGGACGGCTTCACCAAGGCGCCGATCGCCTGGCCGGGAGCGAAGTACCAGCACAGCCGAGGAGACGCCCAATTCTTGCCGATCCTCTGCGGCGACCTGGTGCGGGCGGTGTGCGAAGAGAACGAACTGACCATTTCTCACTATTGGGGCGTGACCCGATACATCGTCGAAAAGTGGAAGCAGGCAATCACCGGGGCGACCACGGCTGATGGCGTGATGGTCGGTCTCGCCTTGAAGCGGGAAGACCCCGCCTTCCGCAAGAAGTTCGGGTATCGTTAATCGATCCTCGGGCGCAGGGCCGCCGATTTCGGCGCCTTCGCCTGTTTCTAAGGGCATCGAGCAGGTGGTTTTGCCGTTCTCCACCTGGCTTTCACGCCTTCTGTGTGATTCTGCGTGTGAAGCGACGCCGACTCTTGGGCAGTCGTCCGCCGTCAGGGCTTCTGGCCCACGACATTCGAGTCGGTGGTGGAACGCTTCGCTCATCACGCGAACCCCGTCAATAAAAGAGGGCGTCGATCGCCCGTTCACCGAGGGCCGGCGAAGGCCCGAGTGGAACAGCACGGCCGACGCCCCGTAACGGGGCGCGGTCAATGCTGCTTCCACTCACTTCAAGAGCCTTTCGGCTCAGGTTCGCCGTTTTCGGTGAAGCAGTGTGACGCTGCGCGTCCAAATCAAGTTTTTCGATCACCACAATCTTACCCCACAAGCACTTCCGTGCAAACACTGGCTTGCCGACGCGCCCCTGACTGCTGGGGGTGTCTGTATCGCCGGGTGAAGCAAGGTCTGTCGGTCGGGACCGGGGCCAAAACGTCGAATTCGACGGTCTTGGCGCGGATTTCGGTGTTCCCCAGGGTCGGAAATACCGCTTGTGAGGCTTCCAGACGGCGACTTTCACACAAATTGACCGGATTCCATGCCTCGGCATTTGACTTTCGGACCTTCTGAATTATGCGTACATTAGAGTCAAGCAACTGGAGACAGCACCGTGAGCATCGGCGTCGAGAACATCGTCAAGATCGTGCCTACTACCGCGTGAGCACCAAACGTCAGGGCAGGTCGGGCCTCGGCCTCGAAGCCCAGAAGGAGATGGTCCACCAACTGGCGCTCCGCTACGGGGCCGCGATCATCGCGGAGTACGTAGAGATCGAGACGGGCAAGAAAGCGGCACGGCCGAGGCTGCAAGAGGCGATCCACCACGCGCGGTTGACCAATTCAACTCTCGTGGTCGCCAAGTTGGACCGGCTCGCCCGCAATTCATATTTCCTCAACTGCCTGCTGGAATCGAAACTGGACTTCGTGTGCTGCGATAATCCTGCAGCCACCAAGTTCGTCATTCAGGTGCTCGCCTCGGTGGCCGAATACGAGGCCGACCAGATCGCAGTTCGCACGAAGGCTGCCTTGGCGGTGGCAAAGGCAAGAGGAACGCTGTTGGGTTCTTCCCGGCCCGGTCATTGGGAAGGCCGCGAGCACCTTCGGGAAGCTGGCATCCAGAAGTCGCAGCCACTTGCGTCGGCCGCCAATTCGCAGATCGCGAGGGATCGCTACTGCCAGAAGGTCGTACCCGAGATCAAGCGCCGGCGTGAGGCCGGTGAGTCGCTGGTGACAATCGCGGCCTGGCTCAACGAGCAAGGTGTCCGCACACGACCAACGAAGCGTTGCAAGGAAGGCAGCATCTTTACGCCGAAGATGGTCTGGCGATTGATCGACCGCTACCTCGGCAAGGAGTTGTTGGGCAACAAGAGTCAACCGGCCTTCGTCGCCTGCAACTGAGAGAGACACCATGAACCGGGAAAATTGGCTCAACGAGTGTATCCAGAGACTCCGCCCGGAGTTTGAGCAGCTTGCCCATCCGCTGCCTGAGAAGATTCGCGCCTCGTGTTCATGGCCGAGCAAGAGTGGCCTGGCCGCGAAGAAGCGGCGAGTTGGCGAGGCGTGGTCGTCGAAGAACAGCGCCGATCAGTCGCATGAGGTATTCATCAGTCCCGTGCTGAAAGACCCGGTGGAAGTCGCGGCCACGCTGGTCCACGAGTTGGTTCATTGCGCGATCGACGTGGAAGAGGGACACAAGGGCAAGTTCCCGAGACTCGCCAAGGCCCTCGGCCTTGAAGGGAAGATGACCGCGACCACAGCCAGCGCCGAGTTGAAGGTGCATTTGCAACAGCTAACGGAGGCCATCGGCCCCTATCCCCACGCCGAGCTGACGCACTCCAACGCCCCGAAGAAACAGGGGTGCAGATTGCTGAAGGTCACCTGCGAGTGCGGCTGCGTGGTTCGCATGACCCGCAAGTGGCTCGACGAAGTTGGGCCGCCGACGTGTGGCTGCGGCAGCGCGATGGTGGAGGAAGAAGGCGATGGCAACGACGAGTGAAGTCCTGGACCAGGCCCAGCAGCTTGCGATGGAGGCGCGAATCCGCGCTGGAATGATGGTCTCGGATTATCGACGCAGCAACGTCACCCGGCTCCGGCGGGCGAAGGTTGCCGCCGAGCGCTGTGCGCGGCTGGCCGCCGATTTGGCCGCGACGGCGTTTCAAGCGGCGGACCTTCTCGACGCAGAATTGCGCGCAGCTAGGAATCGAACTGACGATTGACTTGACATCTGTGAGACAGCATCCATGCCTTTGATCTGCTACGTTCCAAAGTCGTTTCGGCCAGATACCCAGACTCGCATCAACCAGGCCAACGAGATCATCGCCGAGTACCAGGCGCAGGGCTTCAAGCTGACTTTGCGGCAGCTTTATTACCAGTTTGTCAGCCGCGACCTGATCCCGAACACGGGCCGGAGCTACAAGTCGCTCGGCGACGTGGTGAACGACGGGCGTTTGGCCGGCCTGATCGACTGGGACGCCATCGAAGACCGCACACGGAACCTGCGGAGCAGCCCGCACTGGTCCAGCCCGCGATCCATCGTCCGGGCCTGCGCCGACCAGTTCGCCGTGGACTTATGGGCCACGCAAGAGAATTACGTCGAAACGTGGATCGAGAAGGACGCTTTGGTCGGCGTCATTGAAGGCATCTGCACCGAGTTGGACGTGCCCTACTTCGCTTGTCGCGGCTATACCAGCCAGAGCGAAATGTGGGGCGCGGCCCGACGCCTGATCGAGCGCGAGAAGGCCGGCAAGAAAACGACGATCATCCACTTGGGCGACCATGATCCCTCGGGCATCGACATGACAAGGGACATTCAGGATCGCCTGGAACTGTTCGGTTCGACGGCCGTGATTCACCGCATCGCGCTCGTGTTCGACCAGATCGAGCAGTACAACCCGCCGCCGAACCCGGCGAAGACGACGGACGCCCGTTACCAGTCCTATGCCGACAAGTACGGCAACGAGAGTTGGGAGTTGGATGCCTTGGAGCCGAGCGTGATTGTCGATCTGATCCGCGAGGCCGTGCAAGAGCGGATCGACTGGGCTGCTTGGGAAGAGGCGTCGGCGCAGCAGAAGACCGGCCGCGATCAACTGGGAAAGGTATCCCGTCGCTGGGAATCCGTCGTCGAGTACCTGGGCAACGGCGATGGCAAGTAGCATCAATTGGCGGGCATGGGGCGTTCGTCCTGGTCGCCATTACCAACTGATCGTGCATGGGGAGGGGAAGGACATTTACGTGCATCATTGCGGGCATCCGACCGCAATCTGGCCGTACTACATCAGCCGGAGTGAAGACGGCAAAGGCCCAATGATTTTGGCGTCGAACGGTCATGGCTTTATGACGCTGAAAGAGGCCCAGGAAGCGGCCTTGGCATTATTGGGACGCGGGAGAAAAAAACGATGAACGTGGGCGACGTGTTCGGGACTCTTGAAGTCGTGGGAATCCGTTACCGCAAACGGAGAGACGGCACCCAGGGAGGGCCGGTTCTCGTGGACGTGCGGTGCAAGTGCGGCGTCGAGCGGACGGTTCTGCCGGCAACTTTGACCCGCGCGAAGTATCCTCTGCGATCCTGCGGCGGCAAGGGATGCCGCACCCGGCGGCCGTCATCGGTCAAGCCCGAATCGGAAATCTGGTACTGCAAACGTAGAGGCGCGATATAGCGGCGGCTAGGACTTGCCTACCTTCTGATATAGGTAGACTATCGAACTCAACGCTGATTCGCAACATCGAAAGGTCAATTCCATGTACTTGCTCGTTCAGAATCCGGGTGTCGCTCCTGTCGAAGGCTACACCCTGTTGGGCGTCAGCACGACTCGCAACTGCGGCGTGGCCGGCACCATCGGCCAGTTCGGCAGTGGCGCAAAACATGCCATCAACACCTTGCTCCGTGCGGGACTCAAGCTGTTAATCTACTGCGGCAAGACCCGCTTGGAGTTCACCACCCGCGACGATACGGTCAGCGACGGCCTGGTCACGAAGCCGATCAAGCGCGTGGTCTGTAAGCTGGGCGGGACCAGCAGCAAGACACTCGACATGGGCTGGTGCCTGGACTTTGGCGCGATCGACTGGACCGACCTGTCGATGGCCCTGCGGGAGTTCGTGGCCAACGCCATCGACCGCACGGTGCGGGAGAAAGGGGACTTCATCCCCGCCCTCTTGAACGAGGAACTGCGAGTGGCGGTCGTCGAGGACAACGCCGTCCGGGCACGAGACGGCTTCACCCGAGTCTTTGTCGAAGTCAACGACGATGTGCAACGGTTCTACGGCGAGTTGCCCCGTCGTTTCCTCCATTTCTCCAGCCGGCCGCAGTTGGTCAAGGAGTCGCTTCTGCCGAAGGCCGACCGGAACCTCAACGGCAAGCGGACGGCGATGATCTACAAGGAAGGGGTCTTTGTCCGCGAGATCGCCGAAGACGAAGAGGCGTCGGTCTACGACTACAACTTTCACGACGGCGAGTTGAAGCTGGACGAGTCTCGCAATTCGAGCGAGTACGACATCAAAGGCGCGGCGGCCCGCCTGTTCCGCAAAGCCACGCCCCAGCAGCTTGCCCCGGTATTCAAGAGCCTGGTCGCGCAGGAACAGACCTACGAGGCAACCTTCGATTCGTACTACATGGCCCCGTCGTATTCGGATCCAGAACCCGAGCAGAAGCAGGCGTGGCAGCAAGCGTGGGAGTTGGCCGCTGGCCCCAACGCGGTCCTCTGCGACGCCAGCCTGAGCCATACTTCCGAATTCGTTGAGAAGAAGGGCTTTTGCCCGAAGCCGACCAAAGCTCCCTCGTGGATTTCGGCCGCCGCTCGTTGCGGCGTCAAGACGGCCGCCTCGGTCCTGGACGGCCACGAGAGCAACGGCAAACAGATTCTTCCGGCGACCAATGCCGCCATCGAAGCCGTGGACATCGTGTGGTCATGGCTCCAAGAGGTCAACATGACGCAGAGTAAGAAGAAACCATTGGCGGCCTGCTTCAAGGAGTGTATGCAGGCCGGCAGCGAGACGATGGGCTTCTACCGCGATGGCATGGTCTACTTCAAGGAGGACATTGCCACGGCGGTCAACAAGTACCTGCTCCAAACGGCCTTGGAGGAAGTCGCCCACTACGTCACCGGGGCGACCGACGCCTCGCGGGACTTTCAGAACTTTCTGATTCAGGTCATCGTGGAGATCAAAGGTTGAAAATTCGGTGCCGGTAGTCCAACGCAGAGACCGCCCGACAAGGGAAGGAATGTGCGGGTTCGAGTCCCGCCCGGCATCATTCTAGGAAAAAGAGGTAGACTTCAATGGTAGATCGCATCCGACCGTTGTTTCCGCTCGGCCAGTGCGTGGCGACACCGGGAGCCTTGGCGGCTCTGGAAGAGGCCGGACAGACGCCGGTTGACTTCCTCAATCGTCACATAGCTGGCGATTGGGGCGAGATTCACCCGGATGACAGGGGCCTGAACGAGCAGGCGCTAAGAGACAGTGCCCGCATATTCAGCGTCTATCGAACGTCCAGAGGAGTAAAGGTATGGGTCATCACGGAGGCCGATCGCGCCTCGACTTGCATCTTGCTCCCTGACGAATACTGAGCTAGAATTGTATGGAAGCTGCTCAGAAGGTGTGAAGTTGAACCCGATATTGGAAGTCGTGTAGCGCGTCGATGTGTTTATCGCGCACGGCGGCGGCATCTTGAAATTAAGGAGACTGAATCACGGCTACAAAACGAACCAATCCGAAGGACAAGTCCGAAGTCGTCACGGAAGAGAAGAACATGATCGACCGTGAAGTCTTCGACTGGGGTGTTCGGCTGACTGCCCATCCTTTTCGCGGGACGGCGAATCACGCCATGATAATCAGTTCCGAAATCAGGAACTATCGCACACGTCGCGGCTCGGAGGTGCTTATCACTTTTCCGGCCTCTTCCACGCAGAGGCCCCTGCGTCTGCTCGACGCGCAGACTTGGCACATGGCCCTGGGAGCCATCATCAGGGACACGCGGGCGGTCCAAGCTGAGATGCGGACAACTGCCGGCAAAACGAAGAGCTGAGTCGCACCCTTCTCGGCAGGGGTTTCAGTGCCTTCATTATCGCCTCCGTGAGGGCCACTTCGCGGAGGCGTCTCGCAGGCTTGGTCTGGCCTCGCTCTCTGTGACACGACGTATAAACGTCGCGGCTTCTTGCTGGCGCGACGTTCTTGGGACTCTCCCGGTAGTCGTGTAGTTGAAAACGGCGCATGCTCGACCTGTTGGCGGCCATCCGCTGCGCCGAACGGGCCGCGGCGTCGTCGAAATTCCGGGAATCTCTGAAAAAAACGCGATTTTGGGGGTTATGTGTAGGGTGAGGAGCTAGTGTGCAATGCAACGAGTGACCGACCTGGCCGACCCTCAGCGCTGCAAGGGCGCGAGTCTGGATGGTCAATGCCAGAACGTCGCTGAGGAGGGGTCAGACTATTGCCGCGTCCACGGCGGGGAGAGCCAGGCACCCGCTCGACGCTTGAAGCAGTACCTCTTGACGCGGACGCAGGATCAAGCCCGGCTGGCCCAGATCGACGACCCTGAAGGGCTCAAATCGCTGCGGGACGAGGTGATCATCGCCACGGGGATGCTGGAACGGCGGCTGAACATGGTGCGGTCGGACGCTGAGTTCATCAGCATGTTCCCGCAGGTCGAGAGGTTTCTTGGCAGGATCGCCGATCTCAAGAAGTCCAATTTCTTCCTGGAGCAAAAGTCCGGCGCGATGCTCTCGCGGGGCGCGGCCTTCCGCCTGTTTCAGGAAATCGTCGGAATCGTCGTGGAGGAATTGGAAGGCATTCCCGGCTACGAGCAGATCATGGACCGGATCATCGCGCGAGTCGGCCCGGCAATCCAAAAGGCAGGCAACTCTGAAGCCGAGGCCGAATGAATCTCGTCTGGTGCGAAGTCTGCGGCACCCGTCCAGCGATGTTCAACGAGACTCGCTGCGAAGATTGCTGGGCATCCGATCAAGCCCGCTACGACCAACGGAGGGTCGCCAACATCAACACAACGATTCAATCGAGCCGGGAGAGTTGCGATGTTTCCATTCACACGGAAAATCGTGCTGCCCGGCGAGACAGAGATCAAGGCCGGCGACATCATCGGGTTCAGCGGACGGAGCTGGATCAGCGCCGCCATCAACATCGCCACCTACGGGATCCCGCTGTGGGGAATTAGCCATGTCGGAATCATGGCCAACGCCCCGGACGGCCGCCTGCTGATCTTCGAGAGCACGTCGCTGGAGAACCTGCCGTGCGAGATCAGCCATGAGAACTTCACCGGGACGCAAGCCCATAAACTCGACGACATCCTGCGGGTGTACGACGGCAAGGCGTGGCAGTATCCACTCTATCGGTCGCTCTATCCCAGCGAAGACGAGCGACTGACCGAGTTCCTGATGGAGACGATCCACGTCCCCTACGACGCGATGGGGGCGTTCCGTTCGGCGGGTGTTGGCCTGTCGTGGATCGAGTCGTTGTTCCACCCGTCGAACCTGCACTCGATCTTCTGCTCGGAATGGGTCGCCGCAGCGTATGCCGTCACCGGCCTGCACGCGACCGACAACATAGGTCGCTGGAACCCGAACCGCCTGTGCCGGCACCTCCGGTGGCGTGAAATCCTGTGCAAGCCCCGGAGGCTCAAATGAATCGCATCTTCGTTGCCTTGGTCGTACTCGCGTCCGTCGCCGGGTGCGAAGTCGGAGACAACTCTAACACGTCGGCGGCCAAGAAGGAGCGTCCAACGGTCAACGTCCCCGCGGCGCTGCGGCAGAGCAACTGGCGCGGCCCACAGGGGCAAGGCTCGTGCGTCCACGCCACGATGATTAGCCTCTTCCGCTGGCAGTACCGGCTGAAGACGGCGGACTACTGGCGGCAGAGCTACGGAGACGGCGAGTACCCGGAAGACTTGGCCGCCAAGTTCGACCACGAAGGAATCCGGTACGCCTACGTCACCAATGGAGACGTGCGCTTTCTGGAATGGGCGTGCCGCACGAGGCGAGGTTGCGGCATAACGGTCATGGGCGGCGCGCACATGGTCGCACTTGTTCACCTCGACGACAAGTGGGCCGCGATCCTCGACAACAACAACGTCGAGCGGTTCATCTGGGTTCCGCGAGAGACGCTGATCGCTGAGTGGAAGGCGTCGTATGGCTGGGCCGTCGCGCCGATTTACACGCCAGCCGCCCCCTTGCCCCAATGACTGTTGCCGGTAAATCGCCATACAGCAAGGCGGCGGATGGCACGCTGCAAAAGGTGTGCTCGCGTTGCGGCCGGATGTTAAGTGTCGAGCATTTTCATCGGCATCGACATAGCCGCTACGTTGCTGCTTGCAAGGATTGCATGAAAGCGGCCAGAGCAAATGCGACACGGCGGGAGCAGATGCGACGAGCAAGCCGTCGTGGACAACTTCGCCGATACGGTCTTACGGAAGAGCAATATCAAGAGATGCTGATCGCCCAAGGTGGGCGGTGCAAGATTTGCGGCACAGCCGACCGCCTAGAAAAGAATCAGCTTCTCTGCGTGGACCACGATCATTGCACGGGCGCGGTTCGGGGATTTCTGTGCGGCAACTGCAATCGGATGTTGGGTGCCGCGCGGGACCAACCGGAAGTATTGTTCGGTGCCGCGATATATCTCGAAACAAGTCTCCAACAAGAGAGGAAGCCATGAACAAGCTGCTCCTGAGTGTGCTGTGCTTGCTCGCAATCTTCGCGGCGGTCGTGCCCTGCTTCGCGGATACCGTCAACGGTGTCCTGGCCGAAGAGCGCATCGTCAGTCTTCCGCAGGATCAGGGCAAGTGGTATGTCAGCGTGGTCGGCAACGCGACCGATCCGCGCTACAACGAGATCGTGGGCTGGTTCGACACCAACGCAAGCCTGAAGAAGCTGAAGAACCAGGTCCATTTCTGCCCGGTCACGAGCGACACGGCGATCTACCAGGCCCGCTATGCGTCCAACGTGAAGGGTCTGCCGACCGTGCGGATGCAAAAGCCGGATGGCACCGTGGTCTACGAAGCTGCCGGGAAGAACCTTCCTATGACTGCCGCCGGCTTGAACGGCGCGTTGGCCGGCGCGGTCAGTAATGCCCAGGGTCTCCGTCCAGTCCTGCCTTGGCGACGGGAAATGGAGCGACGGTGCCCTGGTCCCTGCCCGAATCCGCAGCCGAGTCCGCAACCGCAGCCGGACCCCGCGCCGCAGCCGATTGACGACAACGGCCCGCCGAATGTCGATCCTGAGCCGCAGGCCGACTTGCCGCCTTGGGGCGTGGCTCTGGTCTGTCTCGCGGGCGTGCTCGTCGGCGTCAGCAGCGGATATGGCCGCAAGCTGTACGACAAGCTGCATCCCCGCGTGAAGTAGTTGCGCCTCGTAGTTGCGTGTCCTTGGTTCCCTGACCATTCCGCTGTCCCGAGACAGCCACCTCGAAAACCGGAGAAGAAAAGATGAACCCCACCGTTGTGATCTGGATTCTGGCCGCCGTGGTCGCCGTGCTGGTTGGCCGTGAAGTCGGCAAGCGCCTGTTCGACGTGAACGCGAAGCTGATGGCGAAGAAACGCGCCGCCCAAGTGCTCGCCGCCAAGCTGCGGGACAACGGGCTGAAGCTGCTTCCTGCTTTGCTCGAAGACTTCGCCGTGGGCGACGTGCAGGACATGGTGGAGAAGATTCACGATGTCGCCAAGCTGGTCGAGTCCGGCAGTGACGCTATCGAGAAGGAATTGGAGCAGACCTACGAGAACGTCCTGGCGAAGAAACTCGCCACGCCCGAGGGTATGGCCCTGATTAAGGCGAAGATCGCCGAGATCGAGGGTGCCTCGGCTACCGCGCCGGCCGCCGCGCCGGCTCCCGCCGACGCACCGAAGGCTGCCCCGGCCAAGTCGTAAGCGAACAGACCGGCCGCACCGCTCCCCATCTCGGGTGACGTGCATCATGGGCCGGTTGGAAATGGATCGGCCCTGCGGTCATACGCGGGGCCGATTCTCCGGCGGCTCCCGGAGCGCTGGCGCGAGCCGCCCGAGAATCGGAGAACCCGACGATGAATCGACGACTGTTTCTCGTCCTCGCGGTCCTTTGCGTGCTCGCCGGCTGTGAACAGCCGCAAGCTCCGACGCCGCCTAGTTGCCCCTGCAAGCGGCCGGTGATGCTCGTCTTCACGGCGTCCTGGTGCGGCCCGTGCAAGCAGCAGAAGCCGCTCGTGGCCCAGATCGAGGCGGCGGGCGTCGATGTTCACATCTACGACGTGGACGAGAACCCGGCGATGGCGCGGCAGTACGGCGTCACGGCAACGCCGACCTATATCTTCTGCCTGTGCGGACGCAATTCGCTGCGCACGAACAACGCCAATGACGTACTGGTAATCATCCGCAATGGCTGGGGGTGCAGGGAATAGTCATGGCACGCCGCTGTCGGAACTGCCCTGACGAACCGCAGCCGACACGCGAAGCGAAGCCGGTGCGGGTGGTCGGCTCCCGTCGTCGAGAACGAAACACGAGGTTGCGCCGGGCGGAACGCCGAAGCAACCAGCGAGCCGCACTTGCCGCTGTCCCAAGCGAACCCGCGATGCAACCTCGATAAATCATGCCCGCTGTTGGACGTGACAACAGGATGAACTTTGTCGATGAATTGCGGGCCTTTGTCAAAGAGGGATTTCGGAGCAACAACCTTCGATCTTGCAGCCGATGGGCCGAACATCGCCGAGTGATGGGGGCACCCTTCAACGGTCCTTACGGCTTCGGCCGGCACCCGTGGTGCCGCGAGATTCACGATAGCCAAGCGGCCTGGACGATTGCCATGAAGGCCGCCCAGTTGGGCGTGACGGAGACGGGGATCAATCGGGCCTTCTTCACGCTCGACCAGTCGAAGCGGGACGTTCTTTACGTTCTGCCGACGGCGCTGAACGCGAGCGACTTTTCCAAGGCCCGTTTTGCGACCGCCCTGAAGCTCAGCCCGTACTTGAAAAACCTGTTCGTCGATACGAACACCGTGGGGCTGAAATCGACCGGCGCGAACGTCCTTTACATTCGCGGGAGTCGTGGCGACAGCAACTTGAAGTCCATCCCGGTGTCCGAGTTGGTCTTGGACGAGCTGGACGAGATGGACACTCATGCGGTGTGGCTGGCATTGGAGCGTTTGTCGGGGCAAATCGAGAAGCACGTCCTGGCGATCTCGACGCCGACCGTGCCCAAGTACGGCATCCACAAGCTGTACCTGACCAGCACCCAGGAGCACTTTTGTTTCCAGTGTCCGCACTGCGGCCGATGGACGGAACTAATCTGGCCGGATTGCGTTGAGATCATCGGCGAGTCGGTCAATGACCCCCGTTGCAAAGAGTCATTCCTCAAGTGCAAGGAGTGCAAGCACAGGCTGGAACACGAAGCGAAGCCCGAGTTCCTGGCCGGTGGTGAATGGCAGGCAACGGAGTCGAACGTCTCTGCGGAGGAATCACGCGGCTTCTACATCAATCAGCTTTACTCGTCCACGGTGACGCCCGGTGAGTTGGTGATTGCCTACCATCGCGGCTTGGGCGACGAAGCGGCGAACACGGAGTTCCATTGCAGCAAGCTGGGCGTGCCGTTCATTGGCGAAGGTGCCCAGGTCACGGACGAGATGATCGAGCACTGCGTCAAGCCGCACTCGATCAGCGACACACGCCCGCAGATCGGCGGCGACCGCCTGATAACGATGGGCGTGGATCAAGGCAAGATCGGCTATGTTTCGGTTGTGGAGTGGTTGTTCGACAGGCCGCCCGGCAGCGACATCAATGCGGCGGCCATCGGCAAGCTGCTGTGGTTCGGCAAGTTTCCTGGCGAGGAATGGAGCTATCTCGACGAGTTGATGCGCGAGTGGCAGGTGCTGGCCTGCGTGGTGGACGCCGACCCATTCACCAATGATGCACGACGTTTTGCCAAGAAGTTCCACGGCTACGTCTGGCTGACGCGATACCGGCGGGGACAGACCGCGAAGGAAATCGCCTTGAGCGAAGAGGAGACGGGTGCGCCGTTCGCCACAGTGGATCGGACGAATTGGCTCAGTTGCACGCTGGGGCGGTTCAAGATCAATCCCCCGCGCATCCTACTGCCGCGCGACATTTCATTCGAGTACCGCGAGCACGTCAAGACATTGACGCCGCTACCGAACATACAGAATCAGGCACAGAAGCCCCAGAAAACGGGGTCTGGGGCCTCAATTCCACCTTTCCCCCGACCAGTCGGCAACGGATGTGCTTCTTGCGTTTGCCGGCCTCCCACCGGCAGATAATCCGGGAAACGAATTGCCGGACCACCTCACGAACAACCGCGGGGTCCGAATCGCCCAATCGCTCGCCAGCCTCCCACAACCGGTCTGCTATCCGCCCGGCTTCGGCGTCCAGGTTCACCGGACCCGCCAGTTTGCGGGCTTCGGTCAGTTCCGCCTTCACGCGGTCCCGCTCCGCCTGGACCAGGGCCAATTCCTCCACCAACTCGTCGGCGTCCAGGGTGCGAATCGCCTTGACCAGCCGGCCCACTTCCTTTTCCAGGTCGGCCAACCGCTTCTCCAATCGCCCCACGTCACGCTTGCTGGCCTTCGGCTCGGCTTTGAGTTGCTTACGAATATCTTGGACCAGGGCGTCACGGCCCGGCCCCAGGTAGATTTCCTGTAACTTGGGGGTCAGCCAGCGCATAACCAAGTCGGCGTCAACCCGGTGCCGGCCGCAAGTGGACCCATAAACCTCCTTGGAGTAGCTTGAGCAAACGTAGTGGTGCCAGAGGTATTTCTGGTTGCCCCGCCGGTCCTTGCCGTGACGGGTGCAAGCGTACATGGGCTGATTGCAATGCCCACACAACAGGAGTCCGGCCAAGGGGTAGTCGCTCTTGCGCCGGGGAGCGTAGGGTTTGCTGCGTTTGCTTGATTTCGGGGGCAACTTGCGCTGAACGCGGCTGAAAAGGTCCAAGGGGATGATGCCCTCGTGGGCGTTTTCAACTGCAATCACGTCTTGTTCGGGCTTTCGCTCAGCAATCCCCTTGCCGTTGGCGGCAACGATTTCATCGCCGCACGCGATGTGGTACTTGCCCGTTGCCCGCGCGCCCCATCGGGCCGTGCCCACATAGGCCCTTGTCCGCAGCAAGTGGGCAACATTGTGGTGCGTCCATCCCTTGCCCCTCGGGCTTGGAAAACCCTTGGCTTCCAATTCCCATGCCAAGTCCCGAAAGCCGATGTCCGCCTTGTCGTATCGTTCAAAGGCGTGGCGTACCGCGTCGATCTTGCTTTGATCGGTGCAAGGGAGTAGATGAACCCGGTGCCCTGCTTGCCGAATGTACTCCCCCTTCTGTAATCGACGCACCAACTTGCCGGCCGGATCAAACAAGCCCCGGTCCATTGCGTAGACTGCCGGCCCGCCGTTGTGGCCGCCGGCCTTGGCGTTGGCGATTCGCCCCCGCAACGTCTTGGCCGACATTTCGGTCAGAAAGTCGTTGGAGCCTTTTTGCTGGACGAACAACACCAGTTGGCCGGTGAAGCTCGCAAGGTCGATCGCCCCTTCACAACAGGTGTGGAGCCCGACGCCGGCCTTCCTCAACTGGTTGTAGAAGACGATGGCGTCCATAGGGTCTTCACGGGAAACCCTATTGGTGTGCCAGGCCAGGACCGCCTTGAACTTGCCGGCTTTCGCAGCGGCTAGCAGGGCAGCCAGACCGGGGCGGACATCCGTGCTGCTGTCCCCCGTGATCGCTTCGTCGGTAAACCACTCGACGATGGCGAATCCTTCGCGGGAAGCGAGTTTGGTGATTTCGGCACGCTGTTCGGCGGGGCTTTTGTCTTGCTGCCGGCCCGACATTCTGATGTAGGCCGCCGCCGGGGTCAGTTTTGCGTTGGGCATGATGAAGCCATCCCAGGGGCTACGGGGTCAAGGGACAACTCCTTAAGCATAATCACTGGTCCGTCGTTGGGCAACTTCTGCCGCCGGTCCATGTCGATCAGCAGCCGCGCCAAGGCCGGAACCACGTTGCCCAGTGGGGCACTCGGATCAATGACGAAGACCGGGATAACGTCGTTCTTGGCCGTCATGGGTGGCTTGTCATGGGAGTTCAGATATGGAGGCACGGGAAGAGGAAACCGGGTGGAACGTCCCTTGACGGCGGCGTTTATTGGTCGGTTTCGTAACGCTCGATCTCGGCCAGCGGGATGTAGATGCGGCGGTCGATCTTGACCGGCCGTAGTTCGCCGCCAAGGCACTTCTTGTAAACCAGTCGGCTGCTGAGATTCAGACGCTTGCCGGCCTCTTCCACCGAGAGCAATCGGCCGTCCGCGGCCGGCCGGGGCGCGATCTCGGTCCTGGGCGACGGCGCGAGCACGTCGGCCAGCGTGAGGATGGCGGCCGTGGTTTTGTCGTCGCCGGCTGCCCGGAGATACTCGTGGAACAGGTCTTCAATGGTCGGGTTCATTTGACGAGCGGCGTTTCGTGGCCTAGCTTTGAGTAGTGCGGCCTTCTTTGCTGCCTCCTCAACAGAATTCGTGGGTGAATTCTGGCTCGGGGAGGTCGCCAAGTGTGTGATATAAGGCGATTTCGACGGTTTCGTAGATGCGAAAACCGTAGGCTTTTCTGATAGTCAGTTTGGCGTTGTTGTTCAACGCCTCGGCGGCTCCGGCGGAAACGGTGCCCCGAGCGCGGAACCAGTTGAGGATCAAGTCCCGATGTTCCCGCAGGCTGCGCGCGATCCTCTTCATCGGCTCGATCTGGCTCCGCATGGTCCGCGTACACCACTCGGCCAGGAACTTCCCGGCCCACACGGGGCTGGTGTACTCCCAGAACCGCTGAAAGTCCTCCCGCAGCAAACGGCTGCGGACGCTTTGCAGGTTGTACTGCAACAACTCGGCCAGTTTCACGGTTTGCTTTTCCGTCAGGTTCTCCCGCCGCTTCAGCAGACACCACCGCGAATGCTTCAACACCGGCTCGTAGCCGTCGCGTTCCAGTCGGGCGGCTTCGGCACGGCGAACCTCGTCGATGGCCTTGTTCATGTTCTGCATGATGTGAAACCGGTCCAGCACATGGATGGCCTGCTTCAGTTGCTCGGCAATCACGTTCAGGTAAGGCTGCCACATGTCGCTGCAGACGAAGCAGATCGACTGGCGAGCCTCCGCCGAAAGAAACTGGAAAAAGCCCCGCAGGCTGTGCTCCGTCCGCTCTGGGGCCACCCACAACAACCGCTTCATGCCGTCCTCGAGCTGATACACCAGCGTCAGGTAATGGTGTCCCCGCCGCCACTGGATCTCGTCGACGCCGATGGCCTTGATCCCCTCCAGGTCCCGATGCAGAAAGCCCCAGAAAACCGCGTGTTTTACCGACTCGAACACGTTCCGCCAACTGGTGCGGAAGATGCCCGCCACTTCGTCCCAGGGCAAACGCTTCGCCCAGCGGGCCAGGAACCAGCGAAAGCTCGTCGTCAGGTGGGACTTGCCCCGGGCCCAAGGCACGCGCTCCACGGTCACCCCGCAACTTGGGCATTCCACGCGCCGCATGGCGTACAGGAAGAACACCGCCATGCCCCACAACGGCACGAACTCGAAACGCCGCGCGGGCAGGCGATCGTAGCCCGGCCCCGGCCGACCGCAACCCGAACAGATCGCCCGGCCGTTCTTGCGGGCGTGGACCTCGACTTCCAACGTCGCCCGACCGAGTTCCTCCCCCCATCTGGCTTTCCCGTACACAAAGGACTTGAAAGGTTCCACGCGATTGAGGATAGTCTTCAGTTGCATCCCGTGTTGGCTCCCGGCAAGGTGAGTTGTTTCCCCAACCCATCTTTACCCGGAAACCTCACGGGATGCACCTGTCCTTCTCTTCCATCGTGGTGCTATACTGCGGGTGTCTGGCGAAACGGAGTCGGGCCCTGCTGGCGAGCAACCCGGCAAGGGATACCCAGACCAGGGCGGGTGAATGACTCGCAGGCCCTGGCGGTTTCCACCGCCAGGGCCCCTTTCGCTTCTTGTCATTCATTTGTCCCTGCCCATGCCTCAGAAAACGCACGCCCCAATCGCCAATGGGCCCCCATTTTCACCCACAAATTCTGCCGAGGAGCCTCTTTGCTTGAGTATTGGGATCGGCTATCCGCATCACTTGAGCAGTATGGCCCACAGTTGAGCAGATCAGGCTCGCCAGCGTCGTCAGCGTCGCTTGCGGGCCTCCTCTGTTTCTTGGCCCCTTATCGCCTGCGAAACCGCGCTCGACGGGGCTGACAGGCTGGTTGCGGCTGCGGTGTCGGTTCGTTCGATTCGATGGCCGGCGGCTTGGACACGGCGGCGGCTGCGGCGGCGATCTCCACTTCCACCGGCACTTCGATAATGATCGGGGTGGTCGGGCGGGCGATGGGCACGGCGGGGATCGGGGCCGGGATCGGCAGCGGTGCCCCGGCCGGCTCGGGGATGTTTTTGGTCGGGTGGCCGGTAGCGGCGGCGAGCGGCGGGTGGGCGAGCCAGACGCCCGCCGTCACGGCCAAGGCAATGAGGACGGCGGTGGCCAGGATGCGGCTCAATAGTTTCATGGTGCGGTGTCCGTCACGTAGGGGTGTCTCTCGTTGATGTCGTGAACGATGCTCTTGACGTAGCGGCGGGCCGTCTTGAAGCGGAGCACCAGGGCACTGCCGAGGCAGCCGCCGATGGCCATGCCGATGCCCTGAAGGGCCGAGTTGCCCAGGTGGGTCAGGGTCTCCGTCCCGTGCATCACGGCGTAGGTGATGGCCGACCCGGCTGCGGCGGCAACCACAACCAGGGCCACGGCCCCGGTAACGTAGGCAAGCAATTGCTTCATGGCGGACTCGCGCGCGGCAGGATGCAATAGCTCGTTGGTTTTCATAGTTCGTCCCAGATTCCTTTGTTCCAGACGCCTTGGTCGGCACAGTAGTCGTCTACGTAACGGAAGAAGTCCCTCTCGCGGAGGTACTCGTCCCCGACGGCTCGGATGCGGGCCACGATCTGCCAACCGCGGCGCTCCAGGGTCTCACGGACCTCCGGGGAGGCCAGCGTCGAATCGAATTGCAGCCGGCCGGAGATTTTCTCGACCCTTCGCAGCAGCGATTGCGCCTGCTTCTTGAGGGCGACTATCCGGTTCCACGTATTGTGCTCGACCGCAACGGCCGCCTGCTGCTCCGGGGTGAGAGCGTTCCATTCCTTTTCCCGCCAGGTCATCGCGTCTCCTTGAGTTGCCGCTTGGCGACGGCCCGCTCCAGCCGATGGGTGATGGTCTTGTTCTTCTTGCCTGGATCGCCGCAGCCCTTCGCTGGTCGGCGGGACCAATACTCGTAGCCCGGCCCCTTGGCACCTTTCTTTGTGCGACTCATTGGACGACCCCTCGTTCGTCGTGGCGGATCGGCCGCCGGAGGCGCGGCAGCGGAGTCAGGTAGCCGCTGCGACGAATGGCCCATAGCCGTCGCTTGTTGCACGCGAAGCAGAAGCGGTAGCCCTCGATGGTCCAGAACCTCGTGCCACAGTCGGGACAGGTCTTCACGTTCGACATGGCGGGGCTCAGTTGTTAGGGGTTGCGGGGGCGGCGGGAACTTTCTTCCACAACCGCTGGAGGGCCTTGCCGGCGGCGATCTGCAACTTGCCCAGTTCGCCCTTGGCCTGGATCACGGCGTTGGCCAGTTGCAGGTGCGTCGTCAGTTCGTCGGCGGCCGCGCTGAACGCCGTGTGCGACACGTCCGGGCCGTGGAGCGTGCCGCTACGGGACTCGATCTCCTTGCGGAGGCCGGTCAAGAGGGTGGTCAATTCCCCGTTGGCGGCGTCCAGGTTGGTGGTGGGGATTTCCTTCAGACGGGCCAAACTTGCGCGGATGTCGTCGGTCATGTTACATGCCTTTCAAGCGTTTGATGCCCATGCGTACCAGCCGCACGACCGCCAGGGCATCTTCCACAGCGGTGTGGGCTACTTTGTTGTCCAGGCCGGCCCGCTCGTAGCAGGTCTTGCTGTCCGGCAGCTTTTCATCGGCCACTTGCCAGAAAAGGACCGCCGGATCGAGCGTGCGGTGCGACAGTTTCACGGCCTGCTCGAATCTTGGAAGCCGTTTCAGGAATTGCCGGTCGAAGCTGGCAAAGTTCTTGCCCGCCGGGGTGACGGTCTCAGGCGCGCCGCAGCCCTTCAGCCAGGCCGCGAAGTCGTCGGCCACCTGGTCCGGGTCGCGCCACCAGGGCTCTTGTTGACCGGACAGGTGCCGCAAGAGGTTCGCGTTCATCGCCAAGGCGTAGGCACTGCCACGGTATTCCTTGTGGTAGACCAGTCGGTGATAGACCGGCAACTGGTCGATGGGCTTCGTCCAGTCGTCCCAAACCGCCCCGATTTCGAGAATCTGGCAGGTCTCGGGATCAAGGCCGGTGGTCTCAATATCTATCGAGACATACTTCAGCTTGGGTGGAGCGCCCGGCAGCACTGGTTCCTTCATCGCTCGCCAGTAATGACCGCTCCAACCGCAGCCGTTGCACTCTCCGACCTCGGGGTTGCTGGTCGGTTTGAGCAATTCTTCGCAGTTGGGGCAAAGCTTCTTCATTGGGAGCTTCCGTTGGTTCTACGAGTTGCACGGCACTTTCACGTTGTAAGTCGAAACGACGCTACCGTGTTCCAGAGAGCCACGGGTATGGGCCGGAATCCAGAACGTGCCGAATTGCCGGCGACCGAAGAGTCCGGTGCTTACCCCATCATCCACGAAATGGGCAAAATGCCCTCGGCAGATGTGTAGCGCCTTGCCCGACCGGTCTCCCTCTGTCTTGCGCTCGCCGGCGCGCGGCCTGGCGCTGATGTTTGGATCAATCTGAAGGGTGTGGTACTTCAACTCGGGGACATTTTGCCGGCGACACCATTTGGGTGACGGACCCTCGGATTCGGTGGAATCAAGGCGTGCGACGTTCTTGCACTGTAAGAAGCTCATGGTCATCAGGAAGACCGCCGCTCCCGCGTCACCGTCACCGATCCATTGATCGTCAATCAGCGGACGAGCGGCACAAACGATGATATGACCGTTCTCGTCGAGAAGGATGTCCATAAGAACGTAGGGCAACGCAATACCGTTGGTCACGGCAGCGAAGCGTTGACCGACGAGGAGCCATCGAGCCTTCTCAGTATTCTCTTTGCCGTAGTCATTTATGAGCCGCGTATCGGCACGAATGCGATCTACACGCGACTCCGTTAGGAAGAGTGCCCCTTCTTGGAAGTAGCCAAACTCTTTTGTTGTGACCGCTCGATCTGGTTGCCTGAAGTGGACAACGGGTGGCAAGTTGCTTTCGATGAAGAAGATGTTAAATGGCGGGGGTGAAGGCGGGTAATCTGCGAACAGCGGGCTTTTCTCGCCGTCCTGTCGTCGTTCGTTGAGGTAGACGGCCACATTGTCTGCGAGGATTACTGGACAACGGCGACGAAGGAGTTCTTGGGTGAGAGTGAACACCTGCACCGCCGCCTTCCGCGACCATTCCGGGTAGACATCAGGGATCGTCCGTTGGTTCAAGATTCGATGGGCGAGTCGGAGCACTTTGTTAGTCCCTTGAGGATCAATATGGCGTCATTTGCGCGATGCGCTCATACCTTGTTGCTTTCGACCGGGCACGGCGGGTCTGCCGCATCGTCGCTCTGCCGTTGCAGTCGGCAGGCGAGGAAGGACGGGGCCATCCGCTGCCGCCTCCGTGGGCGAGGAAGAAAAGGGACCGCCGGGGCCGGGTGCGTCGGAAGCCGGTTGCGAACTCTCGGTGCATGGCTCGTCTTCCTC